CTCCTGCTGGTCTTCTGGACCGCGTGGGAATGGGGACCGCAAGGCGCGGCCCATCTTCAAGTCCTGGCGACCAGCTACAGCCAAGCGAACGTGCTGCGGGATAACCTCAAGCTCCGGCGGCTGGTCGAGAGCGAGAAATATCAAGCTCTCTGGCCGCTGGCCTTGCGGGGCGACCAGAACGCCAAGGGGAAGTTCGAGAACACGGCCAACGGCTTCTCGGAGGCACGCCCGTTCAGCTCCATGACGGGGGGCCGGGCCGATAGGGTCAAGATCGACGACCCGCACTCTACCGAGACGGCGGAGTCGGAGGTCGAGCGCGAGACGGCGACCCGGATATTCCGCGAGGGGATCACCGACCGCCTCAACGATGTGCAGACCAGCGCCATCGTCATCATCATGCAGCGCCTTCACGCGAAGGACGTAGCGGCGGTGGCGATGGGCTTGGAGATCGGCTTCGTCCACCTCAATCTGCCGATGGAATACGAGACGGCGCGGATCGGGGCGGACGGTAAGGAGACCGCCGGGCCCTGCCGCACCTACGTCAACGGGGCGCTCTTCTTCGAGGACCCCCGGACAACCGAGGGCGAGCTTCTATTCCCCGAACGCTTCCCGCCCGCCGAGGTCGAGACGCTCAAACGGGGGAAAGGGGCCTACGCCTGGGCCGGGCAGTATCAGCAGCGGCCCGCGCCGCGCGACGGCGGCCTCTTCAAGCGGACGTGGTTCAAGATCGCTAACGCCCTCCCCGCCGGGACGCGCCGCACGGTTCGGGCTTGGGATATCGGGGCGACGGAAGGCGGGGGCGACCCTAGCGCGGGCGTCCGTTGCAGCAAGATCGGGACCGGCGAGGCCGCGACCTTCTATTTCACGGACTGCCGGGCGGGCCAGTGGTCGCCAGCCAACCTTGAGGCCCAGCTCAAACTAACCGCCGCGGCCGACACCCCGGACGTGATCATCCGCCTTCCCCAAGACCCCGGCGCGGCCGGCAAGGGCTATGTCCAGACCCTCGTTCGGATGCTCCCCGGCTATGCCGTCAAGGTCGAGCGCCCGACCGGCTCCAAGGAAACCCGGGCGCTGGCCCTGGCGACCCAGGCCGAGGCGGGGAACGTCTATATCCTGGCGACCGGCGACCCGTCCAAGGACGCATGGATCGAGCCGTTCGTTGACGAGCTGTGCGGCTTCCCATCGGGAGCGCACGACGACAAGGTCGATGCCGCCGCCGACGCCTTCAACGAGCTGGCGCTTGGCTTTGTCGCCGCGCCGGCTCTCTTCGGCACTTACGCAAGCGCGAGAGGCTAACGCATGGCGAAGACCTCCAGCACGCCCGAGACAGTTTCCACCGACTATCTGGCCATGAGGCCTTATTGGCAGACGGTGGCGGACATCCTGGGCGGTGCACCAGCCATGAAGGCGGCGGGCGAGACCTATCTCCCCCGGTTTCCGAACGAGACCACGGACGACTACGACTATCGACGCAAGAACGCCCGGTTCACCAACATTTACGCCGACGTCGTCACCAGCCTCGCCCGGAAGCCCTTTGGCGAAGAGATCGCCTTGGCGGACGGCGCGCCCGACCGGGTCACGGCCTTGGCCGAGGACATCGACGGGCGGGGAAATAACCTCCACGTCTTCGCGTCCGAGACCTTCTTCGACGGGGTCAACGACGCGGTCAGCTGGGTTCTGGTCGATTATACCCGGGCAACCGAGCGCGCGGACGGCCAGCGCCTCTCTCTCGCGGACGAGCGGGTCCAAGGCCTTCGCCCCTACTGGGTGCGGATTCCGGCCAACCGGATGCTCGCGGTCTATTCCGACACGGTCCGCGGGGCCGAGGTCATCACCCACGCCCGGATTCGGGAAGACGTCGTAATGCGCGACGGCTTCGACGAGGTCGCGGTCGAGCGCGTTCGTATGTTCGACCGTGCCCCGATCTACGCCATGCTGGAGGACGGCACGGTCACGGACACGGTCATCGACTACGGCCCGGCGATCTTCACGATCTACGAGCGCCGCGTCGAGGCAGTCGGTCGCCGGACCAACAACGGCTGGGACATCGTCGATCAAGGGCCGGTGACGCTCGGCGTGATCCCGCTGGTCCCGTTCATCACGGGGAAGCGGATCGGCGGCGGCTGGCGGTTCTATCCGCCGCTCCAGGGCGTCGCGGACCTACAGGTCGAACACTACCAGCAGGAGACGGCGCTCAAGTCGATCAAGGAGCTGACCGCCTTCCCGATGCTGGCCGGAAACGGGGTCCAGCCGGGCATGAGCGCCGGCAAGGTCGAAGCCGTCCCGGTCGGCCCTCGCGCCGTCCTCTACGCCCCGCCAAACGGGGAGAACGGGAACCACGGCGAGTGGTCGTTCATCGAGCCCTCCTCGGAGAGCCTGCGCTTCCTCGCCGACGAGGTGAAGGCAACCGAGGCGCAAATGCGCGAGCTTGGCCGCCAACCGCTTTCCGTCTCCGCAGGGATCACGGTCGTTGCCGCGGCGTTCGCGTCCCAGAAGGCAACCTCGGTCCTGCAAGCCTGGGCGCTCGGCCTAAAGGACTGCCTCGAACAATGCCTGAAGCTCACCGCCGACTGGCTGAACCTCGGCCTTGAGCCGGAACTGACCTGGAACCTCGACGACCTCGACCTGACCGACGACGACAAGGGGCCGACCTCGATCATGGAGGCCCGCAAGAACGGCGACCTCTCGCGCGAGACGGTCTGGGCCGAGTTCCGCCGCCGTGGCGTACTGGCCGCCGACTTTGACCCCGACGCGGAGGCCGACCGGCTGGAGGCCGAGATGCCCGGAGACGACGAAGAGCCGGACCTTATCGCCGCGGCCGGAGCGGTTGAGTGATTCACCCTCTCGCTCACGTTCAGGGCGCGTTACTGGGCGAAGGCGTGACGGTCTGGCAGTTCGCCAGCGTGACCGGCGGAACTATCCTCGGAGCCGGTTGTTCGGTCTCCCCCTTCGCCATGCTCCACGGCCCGCAGTTTGGCCGGCGCTGCGTGATCTCGGGCGGTGTGATGATGGGGCCGGGCTTCGTCATCGGCGACGACTGCTTCATCGGTCCGAACGTCACGCTCTGCAACGATATGTGGCCGAGCGCGGATAAGGACGGGCTCGACCTCGACGCCCTTCGCTCCGGCGAGATCGTCACGGTCAGGGTCGGGAACCGGGTCTGCATCGGTGCGGGCGCGGTGATCCTCCCCGGGGTGACGATTGGAGACGATGCGGTCGTCGCGGCTGGGGCCGTGGTCGGGCGTGACGTTCCCGCCGGCATGGTCTGGCTGCGGAACGGGAAGACGATGGCCAAGCCCGCGAATCCGAAGCGGATGCGCCCGGTCCGGCCATGACAACCCTCTGGCCCGAACATCAAGGCGAGCCGGTCCTGACCGTCGCCACGCTGTTCTGGCAAGCCAACGAGAAGGGCCAGCGGTTCTCGTCGATGTACGACGAAAGCTGGGTCGAGAAGCTCTATCGCGGGTTCGCCCGTAACCTGACCGTCCCCTTCCGGTTCGTCTGCTACACCGACCGGCCCCGGTCCTTCATTGAGCCAATCGGCCAGCGCCAGATCAAGTCGGAGCGGCCGGGCTATGCCGACTGCATCCAACCCTACGAGATCGAGGGTCCGATGATCCTCGTCGGCCTCGATACGATCGTCTGTGGCGATTGCGACGGCCTCGCCGACTATTGCGTCGATGCCGACCGGATCGCCCTCCCGCGTGACCCCTACAACCTCGCCCAGGCCTGCAACGGCGTCGCCCTGATCCCGCCGGGCTGGACGAAGATAGGCCGGGAGCATCGCGGCGAAAACGACATGGAGTGGGTGCGCCGGTTCCCCCACGCGTATCTCGACGACGCCTTCCCCGGGAAGGTGGTCAGCTTCAAGGGCCACGTTGAGAAGCAGGGGGTCGGGGACGCGCGGATCGTCTATTTTCACGGCGAGAGGAAGCCCCACCAGCTGCCCGATCACCCGCTGGTCAAGGACCACTGGCGTTGAAAGCTCTCGTCCTCGGCGGTGCCGCGACCCTCTGGCGTGACGTTGCCGGGGCGCTCGACCTTGGCCGGTTCGATCTCGTCGTCGCCTGTAACGACGCGACGGCGGTCTGGCCCGGCCGGCTGGATGCCGCCGTTTCCCTTCACCCCGAGAAGTTCGGGATCTGGATGGGCCGCCGCAACGAAGCTGGACACCCAGCGCCGGGCCGCCTTGTCGGGCATCTGGAGGCCGGGAAAAGCACCGTCCGCCTCCCCGACCTCCCGATCGAGTTCGCGGAGTGGAAGTTTAAGGGCCAGCCGGACAGCGGATCGTCGGGCCTGTTCGCCTTGCGATACGCCCTCGAAAGCCTTGGCGCTGACCGAGCCGTCCTCTGCGGTGTGCCGATGCACGACGCCGCCGCTCACTTCTTCGACGCGACGCCCTGGGGCGCTGCCGCTGCCCATCGCCGGGGTTTCAACCAGGCGCGGCCGGCCATTGGAGACCGGGCAAGATCAATGTCGGGCTGGTCCGCGGACTTGCTGGGTCAGCCGACGAAAGAATGGCTGGCGGGGTGATCCCGTCGCCGAACCCCGCGCGGGAAGCGCAACGATAGCAGCAAGGGAATTGCAATGCTGAAGGCCGTAGTTGAGAAGATTGAGGACGCCCCGGAGACGGTGCGCTCCTTCTACAAGGCCCGCGAGGACGGGAAGTTCGTCCTTTCGGTGGAAGAGTCGGACGGCTACGCGCTGGAGAATATCTCCGGCCTCAAGTCCGCGCTTGGCAAGGAGCGCAGCACGCGCGAGCAGCTGGAGCGCGACGTCATCCGCTTCAAGGACATCGACCCGGACAAGGCCCGCGAGGCGCTCGCCAAGTGGGAAGAGTTCCAGACGATCGACCCCGCCAAGGAGGCGGACAAGATCGCCGACACGAAATTCAACGCCGCCAAGGACCAGCTCGTCAAGCGGCACGGCGAAGAGATCAAGGGCCGCGACGACCGCATCGCCCGCCTGACCGGCGCGGTGGACGGCCTGACCCGTAAGCAACAGGCCACCGCCGCTATCGCCGAGGCCAAGGGCGCGGTCGAGCTGCTTCTCCCCCATGTGCTGGCCCATACGAAGGTCAAGGAGACCGAGGCGGGCGAGTTCCTGCCCCAGGTCGTCGATACGGCTGGCGAGGTCCGGTTCAACAGCTCGGGCGAGCCCATGACCGTCAAGGAGCTGGTTGCCGAGATGCGCGCCTCCGACTCCTTCTCCCGCGCCTTCGACGGCGACGGCCAGTCGGGGAGCGGAAAGCAGCCCGACAAGCTCGGCGGAACCACCAAGGCAGACGTCGGGGGAGACAAAGCCGCGCGCACCGCCCACTTCGCCAAAAAGTTCAACCTGCCCAAATAGGGCCGCCAGACACAATCCGCCGGGCCTCGGGATGAGGGCGGCTCAACACCGGGCGGGACTGCCCGAACACCCCATCAAAACCCCCTCATCCTGAAAGCGAGAACACCATGTCCCTGACCCAAATGAAGGTCTTCAACGAGTTCATCCAGCCGGCGATCATCGAGACGCTGGCCCAGCGCGTCGCCCTCTTCAACGAGGCTTCGCGCGGCTCCATCCGCCTCACCACGGACGGCTTCACGGGCGACTTCCTCCAGGAGTCGTTCTTCGCGTCGATCCACACCGCCCAGCGCCGCGTGGACCGCTACGCCTCGAACGGTGCCGCCTCGGCGACCGACCTCTCCCAGCTCCAGCACAACGGCGTCAAAGTGGCCGGCGGCTTCGGCCCCATCCGCTTCGAGCCGGGCCAGCTGACCTGGCTGGAGAAGCCGACCGCCGAAGGCATCGAGGTGATCTCGCGCAACTTCGCCGAGGCCATGCTCTCCGACCAGCTGAACACCGCGATTGCCGCGCTCGTTGCCGCGATCGAGAACCAGTCGGCCGCGAAGTACGACGGCATCACCGAGGCGTCGCCGAACGTCGGCATCAGCTACCCGACCCTGAACAAGGCTCATGCCAAGTTCGGCGATCGCTCCGGCGATCTGGTGGCCCAGGTCATGACCGGCTCGGTCTTTCACAAGCTGATCGGCCAGAACCTGACCAACACCGCGCGCCTGTTCACCGCCCAAGGCGTGAACATCGTGGACATCCTCGGGAAGGCCGTGATCGTCACCGACGCCCCGGCCCTCTTCCTGGACGCCTCTCCCCTCGACAAGGAGAAGGTGCTGGCCCTGACCGAGGGTGCCGCGACGGTCTTCGACGGCGGAGACATGATCTCCAACATCGAGACCACGAACGGCAAGCTCCGCATCGAGACCACGATGCAGGTGGACTACACCTTCGGCCTGGCCCTCAAGGGCTACGCCTGGGACGTCACCAACGGCGGCAAGTCGCCGACCGACGCCGAACTGGCGACCGGCTCCAACTGGGACAAGGTCGCCACGTCGATCAAGGACACCGCCGGCGTTATCGCCATCGGTGACGCGACCGTCGCCTAAAGGGTCAGCGGGGGGTGGGAAACCGCCCCCCGCGCTCTCTGCTCAAGGAGCAAACCATGGTCGAACTGATCTATTCGCAGCAGTCCTCGGACTTCGACAAGTCCAAGGCCTACGCGAACCCCCGCTTTTTCACCACGCCGCGCCAAGACGTCGGCCGGGTCTTCATCGTCGGCGATTGGCCCGAGATCGTCGCCGCCTATGAAGCCCTCGGTGTTCCCGTTGAGTGCCTGAACGAGGCCCCCAAGGCTCCGCCGCCGCCAACCGCCGAGTGTCCGCCGGAGCTGACCGAGCGGATCACGCGCACGTTCCCGGCCAAGCGCGCCCGCAAGCCCAAGGAATAGCCGCATGGCCCTGACCACCACGCCCGGCTCGGCAACCGCGGACAGCTTCGCGACGCTGGCCGCCTGCGATGCCTATTGCGAGGCGCAAGGGCTGACGGACTGGACCTCGGTGGCCGATAGCCCCGCCGCCCCCAAGGAAGCCGCCCTGAGGCGTGCCACGGCGTTCCTTTCGTCGGCCTTCACATGGAAGGGCACCCGCACGGATGGCCGCTCCCAGGCCCTCGCATGGCCCCGGACGGACGTAGAGGACGGAGAAGGCGAGGCGGTGGCCTCGAACGCCATCCCGGTCGAGATCGTCCAAGCGACTTGCCTCGTCGCGGCCAAGGAACTGGCGAGCCCGGGCTACATGAACCCCGCCGTCGTTCTGGCCGACCGGGTCAAGCGCGAGCGGGTCGGACCTATCGAGGTCGAGTATCTGGGCGGGGCCATGACCCCGGAGGCCTCTCGCCCGATCCTGATGCAGGTCGATGACCTCGTCTCCGGGCTTGTCGCGGCCGGCAACGGCGGCGGACTGGTCGGGACGGCGGTTCGGTCGTGACCTTCAACTATGGCCGCATGACCAGCACGGCAGACCGCATGATCGAGCGGTTCGGCGTCGCGGGGACGCTGCGGCGCAGGACCACAACGGGGCCGGCATACGACCCGACCGAAGGGAGCCCGGTCAACCACGCCTGTCGCTTCGTCGTCTCGGACTATTCGGCCACGGAGATCGACGGGACGCGGGTTCTGGCGACCGACAAGAAGGTGATGCTAGCCAAGGGCTCGCTCACGGTTGAGCCTCGGCTCTCGGACCTTCTGGTCGATCCCGCATCTTCAAGCTATAAGATCGTCGCGATCAATCCGCTCCAGCCGGGGCCGGACATCGTCATGTGGGAGCTTCAGGTCCGCCGTTGACCGACATCAAGGCATCTGCCGCGCTCGCCGCTGCGGCGTGGAAGGACTTGAACGCTAAGACGCTCGCCTATCAGGCCGCGCTCTTGCGGGGCGACGAGTCGGGCGCAGAAGCCATCCGCCGGGAGGCCCACGATATGCTGGACAACCACATGGACCTGACGGCCTCCGTCACCCGCGCGACCCTGGACATCATCGGCCGCTAGATGGCCTCCCTGTATGAGACGCTAACCGAACGCTACGGGCGGGAGGCGGCGGAGGCGTTCTTCCGCGCTCTCGACGACATTCGCAGGCGGGCCGAGCTTGGCCGGCTGACGGCGGCGATCGAGGCGCGGCAGATCGAGGAGGCGCTCAACGCCCTCCATCTTGACGCCGCGGCTTTCGAGGAGCTGGCCGAGATCCTGCGCCAAGCCCACGCGGCGAGCGGCAGGGCCGAGGTTGAGCAGTTCCCGCGCCGGGATGCACAAGGCGACGCCCTGATCGTCCGGTTCTCGGGCCGCAACCCGGAGGCCGAGCGTTGGATCGCCGAGCGCGCGGGCCAGCTGATCACCCGGATAACAAACGACCAACGCGAGGCGGTCCGGGCGAGCCTTCGGGACAGCTTCGAGGCGGGCGTAAATCCTCGCACGGCGGCGCTCCGCATCGTCGGGACGATTGACCGGGCGACCGGGAAGCGCGTCGGCGGCATCATCGGCCTGACTTCGGGCCAGGAAGGCTACGTCCGCAACGCGCGGGCCGAGCTTCAATCCGGCGACCCTGCCCGGTTGCAGGCCTATCTGGGCCGAGCGCGTCGGGACAAGCGGTTCGACCGGACCATTCAACGGGCGATCCGCGAGGAGACGGCGGTTCCGGCGGCGACGATCGGGAAAGCCCTCGTTGCCTACGAGCGCCGGCTTCTCCAACTCCGGGGCGAGACAATCGGCCGGGTTGAGGCTATGTCGGCCATTCAAGCCGCTCGGCATGAAGCCTATCGCCAAGCGATCGAGAGCGGCCAGGTCGCGGCCAACGCGGTCACGAAGGTCTGGCGCTCGGCCGGCGACTTGCGGGTCCGGCACACCCATCGCGCCCTCAACGGCGAGAGCGTGCGGTTCCGGGAGGACTTCGTCTCCCCCTCCGGTGCCCGGATGCGGTTCCCGATGGACACCGCGCTCGGAGCAGGGGCCGACGAGATCATTAACTGTCGCTGCGACTGCGAATATCGCATCGACTTCCTCGCCAACATCCGATGACCCAGGGTCGGTTCGCCGCCGAGGTGAGCGCCTGGGCGGCCAAGACCAAAGAGCGGATGGACGCGGTGCATCGCGAGAGCGCCCAGCGGATTGTAAGCGTCATGCAGACGCCTCGCGCGGCCGGCGGCAATCTGCGGGTGGACACCGGGTTCCTTCGCGCCTCGCTGGTCGCGACGACAACCGGAGTGCTGCCGCCGACGACCGGCAAGCCCGACGAGGCCGGGGCCTTCTCCTACAACGCCGGGACGATCAATCTCGTCATTGCCGGGGCGGACATCAAAGACCCCATTACGGTCGTCTACACGGCCAACTATGCCCGCGCGCGGGAATACGGGGCGCGAGGCCAGCCGGGGGATCGGTGGGTATCTCTGGCGGCCCAGCAATGGCAACGCGTCGTCTCAGAAGTCGTAACCGAGGCCAAGGCCCGGGCCGGAGGGTAGAGCATGGCGGAACCGGCGGAAATTGCCTCGGCCCTCTTCGCCCGGTGCGCCACGATCTCGACCGGATCGCCCACCCTCCCGATCGCCTATCCCGAATCCGCCGCGACCTTCACGCCCCCGGCAGACGGGAAATATCTGGAGGTCGCGTTCTTCTCCAACCGTCCCGCATGGGAAGGGCTCGCGTCCGGCCGCATGGACCAGGGCTTGCTCCAGGTCACCGTCGTCTGGCCCAAGAACAAGGGCATCGTCGGCCCGTCGCGTCACGCGGCGTCGGTTATCGCGCACTTCCCCAAGGGGCTTGCCTTGGCCGATGGCGTGCGCGTCTCCGGCCAGCCCTACGCGTCCTCGCCGCTGATCGAGGCGTCGGACGTTCGAGTTCCCGTCACTATTCCGTGGATTGCCGTCTAGGCCCCACGGCCTCGCCCCGCCGCCGAGATGGGCTCCGGCTTCATTCATCCTGACTGAAAGGAGCCATCCCCATGGCCATCCACCAAGGTATTGGCACGACCGTCTCTATCGCGGCCGCTGTCACCGAGACCAACCGCACGGCCTCGGCATACGTCTCCCTCTCTTACACCGCGATCGGGCAGCTGGAGACCTTCTCCGACCATGGCCCGGAGGGCGCGGTGCAGAGTTTCACCCCGCTCTCGACCGGCCTGACCCGGCAGCTCAAGGGCGCGTCGAACCCGGGCAACATCACGATCACCTGTGCGGACGACCCGCTCGACACCGGCCAGATCGCCATGATCGCCGCCGCAGCCACCCGCCGGCTGTACCCCATGAAGATCGTGGCCGCAGACGGCGCGGATTCCAACGACACCGACACGACCGTCTATTTCGGCGTCCGGGTTCTCTCGGCCAAGGCCGCCCGCGGTGCCGATGGCGTCTCCAAGCGCGTGTTCGTCTGCGCGATCGACACCGCCGAGCATGAAGTGCGCTCGGTCGCGGTCTCCGGCGGCTCCTAAGACCGCCCGACCAGAACAACCTCTCGCCCCAAACTCTAGCGCCGCGGGTCGCGCCCCGGCGTCCTTTTGACAGGACACAGCATGGACCTCTCCAACCTCGACACCGCCGACCTTGCGAACCAGGGCGCGGTGATGGAGCTTCGCGGCCCGAACGGTGCCCCGGTGCTTCAAGACGACGAGACGCCGGTCAGCCTTTCGCTGCTCGGGGCCGACTCCAACGCCCTCGTCCGCCTCTCCAACGCCCAGACCAACAGCTACCTCAAACAGGGCCAGCTCAAGGTCACGGCGGAGGGGGCGAAGGCCAACGAGCTGGACTATCTCGCCAAGGCCACGGCCGGCTGGTCCGGGATCAAGGTCGATGGCAAGGATCTGGACTGCACCGAGGAGAACGCCAAGGCGCTCTATCGCCGGTTCCCCTGGATTGCCGATCAGGCCCGGGCGTTCATCGCCGACCGCGCCCATTTTATGAAGGCCTCGCCGACGACCTGATCGCCTTCGCCGAGGCCGTCTATCGGAACGCTGCGGTCCTCCCGGACTTCCCCGACCCCCTCGCGCCGGTCTGGACCGCCTTTGTCGATCTCGCCGCAACCCGTCAATCGGGCATGGCGGCCAACCCGATCAGCTACCTTGAGATCGAGGCCTATCGCCGCCTGACCCTGACCGACCTCTCGGCCTGGGACGTGCGGCTGATCAATCGGCTCGACCGCGCCGTCCTGCCGATCCTCAACCCCGCACCGACGTCGAATACCGTCTCCGCAAGGGACGGGAAGGGCGTGCTTTCGATGATCCGAGGGCAGGCCGCGAGGCACAAGCCCGCCAACCCATAGGAGGCCGCCCTGACCGACCTGGCCACCCTTGGACTTCGCATCACTTCGGACCAGGCCGAGCTTGCCGAAGACCGCCTCGACGGGCTGGCGAGCGCGGCTGTCCGGGCCGAGAGTGCGACCGACAATCTCGCCATGGCCGCAAGGCAAGCGAACGGAGCGACCGGGACCATGAACGTCGCCTTGCGTCAGCAAGCGGCGGTCCTCTCAAGCGCCCGGGGCGCGATGGGCCTGACCGCGACCGAGGGTCTCAACCTCTCGCGCCAGTTCACCGACATCGGCGTGACCGCGGCCATGGGCATGAACCCGCTGATGATCGCGATTCAGCAAGGGCCGCAAATCCTCGACACTTTCCAGATGGCGGCCCAGCGGACGGGGACGAGCGTCAAGGCGGTCATGCTCCAGGCCGGCGCGGCTATCTGGACCGCGATGGCCCCCCTTCTGCCGTTTATCGCGGCGGCTGCGGCTGCGGCGGCGGTTGTCGGCGGCTCTCTGGCCCTCGCGACCCGGGCCATGAACGAAGAGGCGGGCGACCTTACCAAAGGACTGGGGCTGACGGCCGACCAGCTGGAAAACGTCCAGAACAAGGGCGTGACGATGGGCGACGTCGTGGTCGGCTCGCTCCGCTATTTGCAGGACGTCATCTGGGACCAGATCGGGCCGACCGTCACCAAGATCGGCGAATGGTTCTCCCAAGCGATGGATGTGGCCACCCGCGCGCTGGTCTCTGCGACGAAGGCCATCACGGGCGGGTTTATCGGCTCATTCAGGGCCATCCGTGCGGTCTGGGGTCAACTCCCCGCCGTGATCGGTGATCTCGCCGTAGGGGCCGCAAACGCGACAATCCGGGCCGTTGAAGGAATGATCAATGGCGCGGTGCGTGGAATCAATAGGGTTCTCGCGGCGGCTCGCGCCTTGGGGGCGATCAATCCGGCGTTTCGCTCGGCGAACCAGATTTCCGATTTCACGCTGGTCGATCTGACCGAAATGGACAACCCGAACGCCGGAGCCGC